AGAAAAGAAATCCAGTACATATATTTGCAACGAAAACATGGAGTATGATAAAAGTTAGTGCGGATAAAGATGCAGATCAAAGGGAAATATACAACAAGATAGTTTTATGTCCGATATGCGGTCAGAAACTAACTGATATAAGCTATGTCAATGGTGTTGTTATATTGAGAGTGAAGTGTCGTAGATGCAAGAGCTACATAAATGTGGATATTGTGGGTACAAAGTAGTTTTCAGGATAATATCGCGGAGTGGAGCAGCTGGTAGCTCGTTGGGATCATAGCCCAAAGGTCATTCGTTCGAGTCGAATCTCCGCAACAATAGTTGGAGTTGCCGCATTGTTTCTCCCTTCGATGCGGCGTATGGGGATAAAGGGAGAATATGGAAAGATGGCAGACGTGGTGTATGCGCCGGACTGAAAATCCGGTTAAGGTGATTCGATTTCATCTCTTTCCACAAAACCTATACGGTGTGGTTCGATTCCCACAGGTACGCCATAATGGGGGTATCGCAGGTCAGGTGAGTATAGGTATATTGTCCGGTTAGCTCAATAGGTAGAGCAATACACTGTTAATGTAAAGGTTGGTAGTTCGATTCTATCACCGGGCGCAATGAAGCGGAGATAGTTCAGTTGGAAGAACGTCAGATTCCAAATCTGATTGTCGGGGGTTCGAGTCCTTCTCTTCGCGCATATTGAGATATGGTGTAATGGCAACACAGCAGATTTTGGTTCTGCTATTCAAGGTTCAAATCCTTGTATCTCAACAAATGGCGTATTCGACTAACGGTTAGGTCGTCACCTTTTCACGGTGGAAACCAGAGTTCGATTCTCTGATACGCTACACAAAATGAATAACGTCCGAAGTACAAGGGAAATGCGGTGGTTTCACAGAGATGTCTTGTAGGCCGCATATTGGAAGTATGGGTGAGTGAACGATACCACCTCTTTGCTAAAGAGGCAAGCTGAAAGGCTTCGGAGGTTTGAATCCTTCTGCTTCCGCAAAACGGGTAGTTACCGAAGTGGCAAACGGGATAGACTGTAAATCTATTGGCTTTCGTCTTCATTGGTTCGAGTCCAATACTGCCCACTATTAAATGAAAAATAAGACCAAAGAGTCAGATTGATGCAAAAAGCATTGTCTGACTCTTTTTTTATTCAACATAAACACAAAATAAACACGATGGAACAAGAAAAAATCTTATCCACATTAAGCGAGAAACTTGGAGAAACCAGTTTTTCACCGCAGACATTACAGACGTATGTAGAACTTAATCCCATAGCCGAAGGTTCGGAGCCTGACGAGGCTTATTGGAACAAAGCAGTGGGTTTTCTGAAAGGGATGCAAGGGCAATACAACCACGATGTCGCAACCAAAGTTGAGGACTTTAAGAAAAACTATAAGCCCCAACCGACTCCCCCGACACCTCCAACTCCACCGGTACCACCGAAAAACGATGATGAACTGGAGAAGAAGCTGAAAGAATTGGAAGCACGTTTAGATGCAGAAGACAGCAAAAAGGTTCAAGCTGACCTGCTAAAGAAGGTTACGGCTGCAATGAAGACCAAGCAAGCGAATGATGATTATGTGTTGAGCAAGACCTTACAAGGGGTAACTTTCGATACCAAGAAAACTGTGGATGAACTGGTTTCTGAATTTCTGCCGAAATATGATGCAGAATATAAAGCGTGCAGGGGATATGGCACTGCCCCAAGAACTTCTGACGGTTCAGGTGGAACACAACACAATGCAGCCAGCAGATACTTTGAACGTAAAGGCAAGAAGGAAGGCTGGAAGAAGAATTGAAATTATTAACTCTAAAACAGTAAATGTATGGGAACGATGGGTAACACGTTTGATGTGAACACCATGAAATACGGACATGCCCGTAAAGTGTGGCGTGAAATCCGTCACCGTTATCCGGGCGGTGGTATGGTGAGCAACATTTCCGATTGGGCTGCGGTTGGCAAAATTCCTGCCGGTACAGCTGTGAAGTTTGATCTTTCAGGTAAGACATTCACCGCTTATACGGACGCACAGATCAAGGCGGCTGAATCAGATATTACCACTCTTGGTATTAATGGCTATTTGCAAGAAGATGTTCTTGTAGCCAGTGAAAACACGAAGGCCAGTGGGACAGTAGTCTATGCCGGAGAGATTTATCAGTACATGTTTGACGAAGAAGTGGTTGCTATCCTGCAAAAGATTACTACACTTCCTCAAATTGTATGGGTGCAGTAGAAGAATTTGAGAATAACATTTAAAACACGACAATTGTATGAATACACTTCCTATTGATTTGTACAAGGTTATCGAATATGGGCTTGGTGGGGACACTTGGCAAGAATTTATTGACCGTTACAAGGAGAAGTATGACCTTCTCCAAATTGATGGTTTTGAATTTGAAGCAACCAAGTTGGATTATACTTTCTCCCAGCTTATTACGAGCCTCGGCGTGAAAACGCTGCCAGCTTACGTTGATCCGGAAAGTCCGGGCTATGAAGCTGCATTGGGAGAACTCGAAGGACGGACGGGTAACATCCCGACTCAAAAGAAGTTCTATCGTTTGAACCGTGTGACTGTAAGACAACAATTACAACTGTTGCAACGGGTAGGCATGTCCGCATTGACGGAAGAGATGCAGAATGTATTCTTGGGCTTGCTTGATGAAAGTGCTGACGGTCTTATCGGATCGTATTACAATGCGCTTACTCACCAGCGAATGAGAATTGTTTCCACGGGTAAGTTCACTATTGATACTGATAACAACCCACGTGGCTTGAAAGGTATCACTATTGATTTTAATATCCCTGAAAACCATTATCAAGTATTGACCGGTACAAGCCGTTGGTGGACTAAGGATGAACATATTCCGGCAAATCAAGGCTCTGCCTCTGATCCGATTATGGATATAAAGAACAGAGTGAAAGAGATTCGCCGTAAATATCATTATTTAGGCAAGATCAGGATGGAGCTGGCGCAGGACTTGTGGGATGATTTAATGACTCATACCGCAGTTCTTAAACGTATCGGTCATTCCCTCTATCCGACTGTAACGGATGATAGTACGGTTATTGCCAATGCACAGAATGAAGATGAAGACCGCCTGAAAGCCATTTTCAAGAAACTGGTTAAGGTAGATGAAATCGTACCACGTGACAGCTATGCTTTTGTTGATAAACCCGGTAAGGATGCGGACGGACAGCCTGATCTTATCACTGAACAAGTGGAGAACTTCAAGGCTACCAATATTGCCTTTATACCGGTAGGTCAGATTGGTACAATTCAAGGTGTGGAGCCTTTGACTTTGGGTTATGAGGCAAACAAGGTCGCCTCTTATGACGGTGGACGTTTGAAACTGACACAGAGAGCCAATCCTGAAACTCATTCAATCTATATTGAAAGTGAAGCCGCCCAAATGTGTGTACCGAGAATGCCGCAGTATATGTTTATCTCTACTGTGACCGTGTAAGTCTTAACTTCATGCAAGAATGAGTGAGGAACTTTTTCATACGGAAGATATGACCATTGAGGACTTTTTGAGTGGCGCAACCGCTTATGAAATAGCGGATAACGCCCTCAAAAGGGTTCTTGTCAAGCGGAAAATCGCTTTTGGAACAATGGTAAGTGAACTGACTGAAAGACAGCTTGATCTTGCCACTGCCGATATTTACATGTGGTGTGCAAGCACTCCAAGCAGTAAGAATGATACCGAAGACAGTGACGGGGGATGGAAACATAAGGAAGGGGGTTGGCAGACCAGTGCATACGACAAGCGACAACTACGTGAAATGGCGAAAGAACTGTATGAAAAATGGGATGAAGAAGTTGTAAAGGGTAGTAAAATCAGAATTGTCAATTTTTGAGTATGAAAGTGAACAATCCACGGCATCCGCACAAATGTACTGTTTACCGAATTATAGGTGAGGATTCTTTCAGTGATGGTAAGAAAATGATCTTATATGAAGGTATATGCCGAAAGGAAGGTAGTACAAATTTGAGAACATTCAAAACTAATAATGTGATAAAAAGCGATTATCTGTTGAGCCTTCCCGGAATTGTTGAAGGAATATTGGCCGGTGATTTGATAGATGTTACGGACAGACAAGGCACTTTCACTCAATGTATGGTTACTGATAGCTATGCTGGAAATTTGGGAACAACTGTGTATTTCAATCTTGCAAAGAATTAACCTATGGATAACCGGAGTAATGACATATTGTTTGACGAAGGAATGAAAAAAGCAAAGGAACTTGTTTCAGGATATATCTTTGATGTCTTGATTAAATGTTGTGAAGACCTTATCCAAGATGCACTTGATAATAAGTCCGGCTTTCAGAATCTTACGGGTAATACAATAACCAGTTATGCGTGCGGATTATTCATGGACGGTAGATTTTCCTATTTCGTTTGTAGTGGTGATTCAATGAAACAGCCGGTGAGAGTGAAGCTGACTAAAGGTGAAACATTTGTAGGTGTCAGTTATGATAATCAGAGCAGACGTTTTACCGGAACGGTGGAAACTGATAAGGGGTATGGTGAAGCATTCTCCTTTGATTTCTTGAAAAAATATAAGTCAGAATCACGTAAAGGGTTTGAGATAGTAATGTGTACGGGTACTGAATATTCAACCTATTTGGAGAATGTGCTGAATGCAGATGTTCTGACCGGAACATTTCAAAGGGCACAAAACACATTGTTCAAGAACTTTAAACCAATGAGATAATGGGACGGATAGTTTATAGACGTATGGATATATTAAAACAAATCGCTGATGCAGTAACCGGCATTGGTGAAAAAGTTTTTATAACGGATCGTCCGGCTGCTGAACAAAAGGCAATGAAGGACTTTGTTGTTATCCGACTGCCACAAACTATCCAAGATAAAGGAAGTACCTACCAAGACACTTACTGTCAGATTAACGTTTTTGCGCATGATCGCTCAAATGGTATTGAGAATACAGTCCGTTTAGATGAAATGCAAATGGAAGTGGTTTCAAAATTTCCAATAGTGACGGAATTGTTTTCAGCTGTAAGTCCACGATTACTTCCCGGAGGAAATGACGGACTCGGTTTTCACTCCTTGATAATACAAGCGAAGCTAATAATAAACAAATGACACAAATTAAAAAAATACGATTATGGCAGAAATTTCTATTACCACCAAACTGGAAGCGTTAAAGACGCTCTTTAACCAAATGAAGGAGGTTTATTATGTGGCCGCAGCCAATAGTGACCTTGCAAATTTGACAGCTTTTGACATGGAGCTGCCGGTACTCTCCGATGGAGTAACATTTGATACTGGAGCTGCCGACGTTTCTAAGATAAAATTGACAACCGGTGCCACTTGGACTTCTGTTGCTAATGCCGGAGATTCTGATATTCAGTTTCAAGTGCCTTCCGTGGCAGGAAAGATCAATGACTTGTTAATGAACAAGAAAACAGAAACAGTGACTATGACTGCTACGATTGATGGTGAAACTTATGAAGGCGAAGGTTACAATATTGAACCTAAGAAAGTAACCGGAGGACTTTTCATGCGTAGTGAAGACCGTCAAACAGCCTTGTTCTTACCGAATATCGAGGGTTACAGTAACCTTGTCAGCGAGCAGGACAAACCGGGATACTTTAACATATCTGTTTCTCCGTTGAATGATGATAAAGGTGCCTCTATCTACATTTTACGTAAAAAAGCATCTGAATAAAAAGCTTAGAATACAACACTTTGCAAAATTCATATCAGCGAAAAGGTGGTGAGCTACTTGATACCGGCCACCACCTTTTTTCGTATAAAACACAATAAAGTATGACAAAAGAAAATAATATAACACTTCCTAAGCCGGAGGATGAAAAATTATTGAATGATGTGATGGAAGACAGTGTGGATTATGTGGAAGTTCGGGGAAAGAAATATGGCATTTCGTGGCTGAAAAGAGGGACTATACGCAAATTCACCAGTACCATGCAGAAATCAGGAAATGATGATAAGATCAGTTGTCAATGTGCAGCCGCTATCATTTTGAATGGGTATTGGAAGATTAAGTTCTTCTATCCTTTTTTGTGGCGTTGGTTCTTTTATATCAAACAATATGGAGATCATGAACTGATGAAGGTTATAGCTGTCGGCAAAAAAAAAATTCCAGTGGAAGATTACTTGACAGCTACCATATATCTGACCGCGATGAAGGACACGATGATGACAATGACAAAAGAGGAAGCAGAGCATATCCTTCACGAACCAGCTACGGACAAACGTGGGAAATAGGCAAATCCTATCCGTGGTTGACAGAGCCTTTGAGACTATTGGGGATTCCAATAAGTAAGCCTTTGTTTGGTATTTATTGGGTTCTTACAAATGCCCAAATAGAACTGTTGGCAATGGATGTGTCTATTGTGGTTACAGATTATGACAAGGACAGTAAGGAAAAGGAACACGATACAAAGAACTTCAAATCCCCTTCCGTAAGCGAAATAGAGGATGCCGCTAAACGCTGGAAAGACAAATACGGTGATGGAGAAACGGTAATTAACATCAATGATTATAAGTAGCACAAACACAATAATATATGGCTGATCTCGGTAATTTATATTTTGATATACTGTTCCGTGATAAGACAGCGGAACAACGTAAAAAATTGAAAGCGGAAATCACCAAAGACTTGCAGGCAAAACTTGATGTGGGTTTTGACAAGAAGAAGTTGGTTGGTGATATGAAGACTTTGCTTCAAAGTGAGAAGTTTAAGATCAATGTGGTAGTGGATAAGGCCAGTACCACACAAGCTGTTCGTGCCGCCTTGCAAGCCGCCGGGTTGAATACAAACTTTACAGCAAGTGATTTACGCGCCGCCAAAGCCGCAGCCATTCAAACCAAAGCGGAAGCTTCTGCCGCAGCCGCACGTGAGCTTGCGCGACAAAGAGCCGCCCGTGCCGCCAAAGCGGAACTGGATTTGGCTAATGCCCGTGAGAGATCAGCCAATGCAGCAAGACGGCACATGACAGCCACTCTCAATATGAATGGAGCAATGAACAGTCAATTGAGTATTGTCGGACAATTAAGAAATGAATTTTTGGGGCTATACTCCATTTATGCAGCACAGAACTTTTTGCGTGCAGTGGTTGATATTGGTGGTGAGTTGGAAAATCAGAAAATTGCAATGGCCTCTATTCTGCAAGATGAAGGCAAAGCTACAACCATATTCAATCAAATTAAGAAACTGGCTGTTGCTTCTCCATTCGGGATTATGGATTTGAATCAGTATGCCAAGCAACTTTCCGCATATTCTATACCATACAATGAATTGTATGATACCATGAAAAGGCTGGCTGATATATCAGCCGGTGTAGGTGTTGATATGGGGCGTATCATATTGGCTTACGGTCAGATAAAGGCTGCTAAATTTTTGAAGGGTACGGAATTAAGACAATTAACGGAAGCGAACATTCCTATGGTGGATAAACTGGCTGAACGATTCAGTAAGTTGGAAGGCCGTATTGTCAGTGCCGGTGAAGTGCTTGATATGATCTCGAAAAAGAAGGTTACGTTTGAGGACGTAAAAGATGTTCTTTGGGAACTTACGGATGATGGCGGCATGTTTAATAACATGCAAGAAGTTCTTTCTGAATCAGTCAAATCCAAATGGAAGAACTTGGCTGATGCGATTGACATTATGCTTGGTGATATTGCGGAGTCAATGGGTAGTACATTGAAATGGACTGCTGAAAGCCTTACCACCATTGCACAAAATTGGAAAGAAGTTGTACCGGCTATCGAAGCTGCCATTGGAGCCTTTGGAGTATATAAGGTAGCGACATTTGGTGCAAACCGCTTGATTGGGAATGAAAGTGCAGCTCTTATAAAAAGTACGCTTGCTGCCAAGCAAAAGGCAGCAGCCAATCTTGTTGTCGCATCCAGTTATCGTACACTTACAAATGCGGAAAAAGGACTTATAGCTTCAAGTAATACTATGACAACCGCAGATTGGAAAGCGTTGGCAAGTAGTGGAGCTTTAACTAAGGAGTATGCCTTGCGGTTAATGGCACTTGGAAAATTGAAATCAGGACAAGCCGGCCATATTGTGCAGGTACTTGGTATATCTCGTGCTGAAATGTCAGCTGCACTTTCAACAAGTAAATGGCGTGTAGCCATGATCTCATTGGGTTATGGTATAAAACAAGTAGGAGTTGCATTAAAAGGTTTGCTTTTTAATCCATACATGCTTTTGTTCACTGGGCTTACTGCCATCGCTGAATTATGGTATAAGTCCGGGCAAAAGGCTGACGAAATGAACGAGCGTATTTCCGAGTTGACAACGAGAGCACAAGACGGTTTCAAGAATTTAACGAAAGAAGCTCAAAAATTTGCTGATGTTGATCCTTTTAAGGCGAATGATGCCTCACTGATTTCTTCCATTGAAAAAATGAAAACAGCATTAAAGGATTATTCTCCGGTTTGGGCAGATACTTTTAATGAAACGTTTAAGACTGATGATGAAGGAAACACAGTTAAAAGTCTTGCAGAACAATATATATTGCTTCGGGATGCTTTGAATGATACAAAAGAGGCTTATAGATTGTTGAATGCCATAAGAGGTACATCTGAATATGCGAATGATGCTACTGATGGTTATTTTGATGAAAGCTTTAGTGAAAATATTGAAGACTACATCAAGGCAGAGAAGCAGATAGACAAGATTATAGACCGTATGGCTGGTAGCTATATAGAGTA